TATACCCCTCCTCATAAGCTTTTGTTAATATATCGAAGATAGTTTTAATATTATTATCTTTTATAATAAGTCTATCATAATCAGGAAACATTTCCTTCATATATTCAACCTTTTCACCGTAAGGTAGAGGATTCTTTAATTTATCTTGTGATTGTGAAACATATATTTTAAAATCACCGCTTTCAGAAGCATCCTTAACCGCATTTAACAGCTTCTCATGTCCGATAGTAGGAGGATTAAAGCGACCAAACGCTACAGTTAGTGGTCTCGTCTCTTCATCTTCACTCTTTGAAGCTCTTAGTTTGTCTCCTGCCTCTTTAGCTGCTTTATACTCTTTACTACCTTTACGAGCGCTCTTACCACCACGCTTTCTCTTAGCATTAATGTTAGCCCATAGACCTTCTGTAAAGTACTCCTTAAATGATTTCATTACTTTGCTCCTGGTTTACCTGATCCGAAGTTTGCTCTACTAAATTCTAAACGATCGACAAATTTAACTAAGTTACCATCATTGTTAATAGCTACGTAGCCTTCTGGGTTAGACGGTCTTAAGGTACCATCACCGTTATCAAAAAAGTGCCTTGTATTATAAACAGCATTGTTATATTTGTTAATAAAAATCTGCTTTGCTTGTTGTAATAGCTTACTCTTCTTAAACAAATTAATCATATCACCACTTAATGATTTTAATTCCGCTAACTGCTCTTTACTAGCATTCGTTTTTACTTCTATTCTCTTTTTCGCTACTAATTTTTTAATAGCTGTTTCATTTCTTTTACTTAACCACTGATAAAAGTTCTTAAATGAACCTTCCGGATCTTCAATAAATGCGCCCTTTCTAATTTCAGTGTTAAGATAGATGTTTACTAATGGTAAGAATTTAGTTAAGGGTCCAAAGTTAACCTTAATACCGTCAGCAGTTTTAATAAAGTTCTTAACCTGTTTTGCTTCATCCTTATCTATACCAACTTTACCAGTCGAATCTGTAAATTCTGCATCATCCATCCACACACCAGGAACTTTTTTAAGCTGTTTAAATTCACTATTAGATAAAGCTCTTTTTGTTCTATCATCAATTTTTGAATATGCACTATGCCAAATAATACCAAATACTGAATTACTAATTTCTTTAGCAAGTTTAGAATCTTTTTCAACAGCATATACAGTAGTGTTAGGTTTAAAGGAAATAAACTCTTCATCATCATGAACGGTGGGTTTGATCTCACTAGGACTAGTATACATAATATCACCACCTATAATACCTTTAATACCCATTTGTTTTGTAAACTTAAGAGCTGCCTTGAGCTTTCTTTCAAGATCAGCCGGATACTTCTTTTTAGGGTCGTCAATATCCGCTTCTGTAAAATTAAGAACAGGCTCTACATTAAAAGCACCTTTAGTAGCTACAAAGTGTTCACCATTATCCGGATGTTTTCCTGCCATAATAAAAGGAGCGCCATCCCATTTAACAGACATTTTAATTTTTCTTTTATGCTTACCTTGCAGCATACCTAAAAGATCAAGAATGTAGGTACGAGCTAGCTCATATCCACGCTCCCCCTCTGTAAGTAAGAGTTCCTCTAAGTGAGTTAAGTGTCCCTTAGCGTTTTCTTCTATGAGCTGATAATGCTCGTAATATAGTTTAAAGTTCTTCATTTTTATTAGTTTTATTATAAACTTTTTGGTACAGTTGGAGCTCCGTATAGCCCTCCCCCGTGCATTGTTAATCCTACCCGTGGTCTTAAGTTATTAAGCTGAATAGGCTCAAATCCAACTTTTTTACCTAGCTTACTTAATTCTTGCGCCATTTTCAGAGGCTCACCATGTACATAAATATAGTCTCCTTTATTTGCTGGGGTACTCGGCCCATAATCTCCAGTTCTTTTTCCTATACTACCTCTAGATCCGAAATCATGAACCATAAAGTGACTGACCTCTTCTTTGCTAATATATCTAACAAAATTCATTAATGCTATAGTACTATTTATATCAGCTGCATTCGTCAAATCTATTGTATCATATAATCTCTTAACATCTCCCTCATTACCCATCTCACTTTTTTGACCAGAGTTAAAGTTCTTCTCAATAATAGTCCAAAAGTTATCTTTAAACCTCTCCTTATCACGTGTATCCGTGTATGCTGCTGCAATAGCTTCCGCAAAATTTTTCGCGTTGTAAATCTTACCACCATAAGTTGCACCCGTAAACCTCAACTTACCTGTTTTATCTAAAACATCTTTATTACCAATACCTAATCCTCCCTCTTCTAGAGGTTTTTTAACTAACTCTCTAATATCTAATCTTTGATCTCCTGTTGCCCCTAAAGCTGCTCCATGACCTTTAATTTCTAACTCCTGATCGTCTATACTCAAATCTCCTTTACCTGTTGCTGCTTTAACATTATTAAAGAATATTGTCATCGCAAGCTCACCCATGCCAACACCTCTTATTTTTTCATCCTGAGTCTTATGTTGCATAAGGTTGTATACAAAATCACTAGGTACATCAATCTTACCTAAGTCTGTTACAAGATTGCCTTCTACGTTAGCACCAAACTTAGGTTTAGCTTTATTTCCATCAATATAACTCTCTAAAGCTTTTGCACTGAATCCTCTCATATCATCTACATCCTTAGTAAGTAATTTAACTAACTCACCTGCATATTTACCTGCAGAAACACTTGGCCAATCTCTTGACACAAGATACTTTGTAAGTATATTATCAATAGGATGGGTTTTAACCTTACCTGCTAAATTCTGCCAGCAAGCCTCACGCTCCTCTTCTGGAAGTTTTAAACAATACGATAGAGCCTTCTTAAGATATTCTTGCATCTCCGTATCTAAATCTAACTTCTCAATATCTTTCTCACTATCAATTTTTTTACCATTAAAAAGAAAAGATAAATTAGCTTGTATAGGCTGCTCTCCACTAAGCTCTCTTCTTACACGCTCCATGTTCGACGCAGATCCTAAACTAAACGGCTTCCTCGCCTCACCGTAAACCTGAAGATGTTTATGATCTGGTACTTCTTTACCTCTTACCTGACCATATAAATTGGCTAAATCTTTTCTATTATAGTTCATGAATTAATATCTGTAGTTAAACCTAACGATCTTTTAGTATCGACTGGGCTTATTTCAAGCATATTTTTTATATTCTCTAGAACATCTTTTGGTCTATCTCTTAAAAGTGTAGCCTGTAGCTCCTTAACAATGTTAGCTTCAGTTTCATCTGGCTTATGTAAGAAGGCTTTTATTACTAACTCAATAAGAAACCTTTCTCCTTCAGAAGTAAGTACTTCAGGTTCAGGTGCTGGTGGCTGCTCTGCTGCATCAGTAGCATCTACAGGTTCTTGCTCATCTTGCTCGATGAGTGCCTTCATATATTTTTCGAATAATTGTTCAGTTTTCATAGTGCTGCTTTTGTTAATGCTTGTTCAAGTTCTTTTGTGGCTTTCTGAAAAACAGGTATAGCCTTCTTGTTTACCTTCTCTCTATCTTTTAACGCTTTTTTTGCCTTTTGCGCACTAGTACCGAAAAATTTTCCAGCTAAACCACCTGCACCACTTTTAGCTTTAGCAGCTAGCCTACCAACTGCACTATCTACACTAGTCTTACTAACTTCTGATGCCATTTCATTATCTTCTGACTCCCCTGTCATTTTTTCTTTAAACGTTTGAAAATTATCAAAAGCATAATCACCGCCGGTAATAGTAAACTGGTTTTCTACTCTACCGGATGGGTCTGTTAAGGTCACAGTATATTCACCATGTTCCCCCGGATGGTTCTCTGCAATAACCTTAAGAAATTTCTTGTCCATGTATTTATTTATGGTAGAAGTGATAGTTTTATATTGATATTCTTCATAAGTTCAGCTTCAAGTTGCTGCAACTCATATCTTTTCAAAAAATTACGAAATTTACGGAAACTAACCGCTGATGCATCAACATTTGCGAAGGTTAAGTAATCTCTCTCACTCAAAAACGATTTAAAAGTATCACTTCCATACGTTATATTAGTGGGAAGCGCGTTAAATATACGCCTAACAAGGGTATTCTCTATTTTTTCATTGATTTGATAGTAGAACCACTTCTTCTTACGGTCTTTTGAGCAAATATTAATAAGCTTCTTTGTAATAAAGTGTATACCAAGCTTATTCTTGTCTTTTCTACTAAGTTTTAGTTCATTCTCCGTAATATACCACGTATATTCATTGTAAGAAGCCTCTAACAGTCGATTTAAGTTAATAAAAACATAACCTCTGACGTTATCTTCTTCTTTTTCCAATTCGAACGTTGATAATTCCATTGTAATACTCATCTTTCAGTAAAACCTCACGTTCTACCTGTAGCTTCATCTCATTATATGAGAGTTCCCATTTACTATCACAACTTATTAGTATTTCGAACTTAAATTTATCCTTTCCTAGCTCAATTATGTCTTTATTTAACTCGTTTGAGGAAGAAGTATAAGTTCTCCAGTCAGTTTCAACGATTTGATGTCGTTTATTCTTTTTACCCTTGAGAGGTGGGCGTTTACGTACCGATTGACACTGCTTCTTTCCAATATACTTACGATTATTAGTGAGATTTGTTATCTCATATATAAAACCGTACGGGATGGTGTCTTCTGTAAGCAATCCCTGCCAATGTCCTAGATCAGCCATTGTTGATCTCGTAACAATTACAATGCTCACAATCTGGACCACACTTACACTCTTTTATCGGCATTCCACAACAAGCATCTGGACACATCCCCTCTTCGTCTTCTTCACCGGTTAAGAATACTCCATCTATACCCTTCTTTTTATCTTTCTTTTTCTTAGATGCAGAACCACTTCTGGTTTGAACACCACCTAACATTTTTGGTTTTCTTGCATCACCAGGCGCGTAAGTGTCTCCGGAGTTTATATTTGTAGCTGGGTTAAATATATCACTACTAGCAGCTGCTGCCCCAAGAGCACCACTACCAGTAGACATGTCCTCAGCCAGTAACTTGAAGAACCTCTCTTCAAATTTACCTCTTGATTCTTGCATATTTATATTTATACTAAGTTTGTGGAATTGCTTAAAAAATTTATTGAAGATGTCGGTAAGGATCTGGTACTTGATGATTTCAATCTTAAGGAAGCTCAAATGAGACTACCTGCACGTAAGCATTTTTGGGTTGCTAGGTTGATGGAGACTAAGATAAAGAGAGGTGAGCTTTCTAAAAAGAAAGCCCAGCTTAAGAAAAATATAACTAAAGAGGTTATAGCAACTTCTCCAGTTAAGATAAGTCAATCATCTGCTGAACAGGCCGCAGAACGTCATGAAAGTTTGCAGAGCATAACATCAAAGATATATGAATGTAATATGATCATTGAATATCTAGAAAAAGTAGAGAAGGTTATGGGTCAAATGGGATTTGATATAAAGAACATAATAGATGTTCAGAAGATGGAGCAGTTATAATATGATACACTTTGATTATATAAAGTCATCCGGAAAACTTCATATTAAATGCGATGATTCGTCGTTATACGATCGAATACGTGAGCATTTTAGTGTGGAAAATGATGGCGCTAGGTTCGCTAGAAGGTTTAATAGGTTCGCTCCACGTCGTAAATATGTAATTAGTAACTTAGGTTCGTGTGAGCTCGGGTTATACTGGGATATCCGCCAGTATCTTATTAAGAATCAGCTTAATATACAGGTTAACATTACACCAGCACTGCAGAAAGCTATAGACGTTGGGTTAGAAAAGCCTATGCATAAAGATTTTGCTTTTGACTTGCGTGAGTATCAAGAAGAAGTTATAGGTAAGGCTATGAGACTTGGTAGAGGTACGTGTGTCCTTGGTACTGGTGCTGGTAAGACATTTACAACAGCGGCATTAATAGAAAATTACTTTAGATATAGTCCAGATAGAGATACATTTAAGTGTATTGTGCTTGTACCTGATCTAGGATTGGTTAAGCAGACTTATGATGAGTTTATAAGCTGTGGATCCACATACAAACTAACTAAATGGACTGGAAAAACGAAGCCAGACTTTACTGCGAATGTAATTATTGCTAATATAGGTATTATACAGAGTAGATTTGAAGATAATGATTGGATAAAGCATATAGATTTACTAATTGTAGACGAGTGTCACAAGATAACATCAGGTAATAAAATATCTAAGATAGTAAAGAAGATCAAAACACCTAACAAATACGGATTCACAGGTACATTACCCGAGAAACAGATAGATAAGTGGTCTATTATTGGTAAACTAGGCCCTGTTATCTATGAAAAGTCGAGTTATGAGCTTAGAATGGAGGATTACCTAGCTAATGTTAACGTTAAGGTACTTAATCTTAACTATAAAGACAAAATTCGTTATGAAACACAGGATAGATATAGAGAAGAGCTCAACTTTATATATGAATCCTTTGATCGTAACACTTTCTTAAGTAAATTAGTAGGTAAGTTACCAAATAACACACTTATACTAGTTAATCACATTAAACATGGTGAGGCTTTAATGAATTACCTTAGTACCCTAGAAGGTAAACAGGTTTACTTCATTAGAGGTGAGGTAGATGTAGAAGAGCGTGATAAAATTAAAGGTATAATGGAAAAGGAACATAATGTTATATGTGTTGCTATTAGTGCTATCTTTTCTACGGGTGTTAACATTAAAAATCTGCATAACATTGTATTTGCTGCTGGAGGTAAGTCGTTTGTACGTACAGTTCAGTCAATTGGTCGTGGATTACGTAAGCATCATAGTAAAAACAAGCTAGTCATTATTGATATATGCGATAATCTACCATATGGTATAAGACACAACGAAAAGCGTAAGGAAATCTATGAATCCGAAAAGATACGCTATACAGAATCAACTGTAAATTTATCTTGACTTATAAAATATATACTTTATAATTAATAAAATGTCCAAAGAGAAAAAAGCCGAATACTACATTGAACCTAAAGTCTTTAAAGCAAGTTTAAGGAAATATTATGACTCTGATATCTTGACGGATGATCTCGCCGAAAATATTAAAAAGATTGCGTATGGGTTAAGTTATAACTCGTCATTTATTAATTATTCCTATAAAGATGATATGATTGGTGATGCATTGATTAAGATGTATTCGGCTCTCAAATATAAGAAGTATAAATTTGAGAATAACTCTAATCCATTCTCATATTTTACTACAATAGCGTATCATGCCTTTATTAATCGAATTAAGAAGGAAAAAAAGCATCATGAAGCTATTAAATCTTATAAAGAGCAAATTTATGAAGACTATATGTCTGATCCTAATAATACCCATGGTCATGTTTATGTAAAACCTGTTGATGGTGATGATGATCCCGACGCTTAGAAAGCCTAAAGTAGCTATCATATCTGACCTACACTTAGGTGTTCATTCTAATAGTACTGAGTGGCATAATTATGCCTTAGAATGGGCTAACTGGTTTAGAGAAGAGTGTGTTCGTAATAAAATCGAAGATATTATATTTTGTGGTGACTGGCATCACAATAGAAGTGAGATATCAGTTAACACGTTACAAGTATCCGCCGATATATTGGACATCTTATCGGAGTTTAACGTTATCGCTATAACTGGTAATCATGATATTTACTACAAGCATAGAACAGATGTAAATTCACTTTCTATATTTAAGAATAGAAAAAATGTAACTGTTTTAGAGCAGTACCAGACATTAGAGGCATACGATCGCATGCTATCATTCTGTCCGTGGAATACAAACGTTAAAAATATCGAAGAAAGTGATATTATATTCGGTCATTTTGAGATTGAGACGTTTAAAATGAACACATACAAAGTATGTGAAGAGGGTGTAAAGGTAAAGGATCTTTTAAAGAAGTCTAGCTTAATTATATCAGGACACTTTCATACTAGACATGAAAAGACCTTCGGAGCTGGTACCATTTTATACGTTGGTAATCCTTTCCAAATGGATTTCGGTGACGCAGGTAATCAGAAAGGTTACCATATATTGGATCTAGATACTTTAGAGTATGAGTTTAAGCCTAATCATATATCTCCCTGTTATCAAAAGATAGCTTTAAGTGAATTAGTTGAAGAAGGTGAAATTACCCCACATATAGTAAAAAGCGTTACTAATAATATTGTTAAGCTTAAAATTGATATGAATATTTCGCAAGAAGATTTAGATACTCTTCTTGGTGTACTTACAAGACTTAAACCAGAGGGGTTAACGGTTGATTATGATATTAATTTTAATCGCTTATTAGAGAATACAGAAGATAAAGAGGACTTATCGGGTATTGATGTTGAGCAAGCTATTGAAGAGTTTGTAAACATGCTTGATATTGATAATAAAAAAGATATAATTGATTATACTCTCGGTCTATATGAAAGAAGTAAACTTTAAAAAGGTAAGTATAATAAATTTTCTATCTGTTGGAGAAGATCCTGTAACAATAGAGTTTACAAAAGGTTTGCATGTTATAACAGGTGCAAATCGCGATAAACCAGACCGTAGAAACGCTATTGGTAAGAGTACAGTAGCTGATTCTATTTATTTTGCTATATTTGGTGATACGTTACGTGAGCTTAAGAAAGATCTTATACCTAATAACATCACCGGTGGTAGAACTCATGTAGAGTTAGATTTCGAGCTTAAATCTACTAAAGGTGTTAGTAATTATAAGATAGTTAGACATCTTAACCCCTCAAAAGTGTTTGTATTTAAGGACGGTGTTGATAAGACGCGTGATAGTATATCTAATACAAACAAATACATAAGTCAAGTAACAAGCGCAACACCTTCAATCTTTCAGAACTGTGTTATTATGACAGTTAACAATGCGATCCCATTTATGGCGAAAAATAAAATCGAGAAGCGTAAGTTTATCGAAGATATTTTTGGTATGGAAGTATTTGGTCAGATGTTATCGCATCTTAGAAGTGAATATAACGATATAAAACGAGAACATGATACAGAATTTACCCGTTTAGAGGAGGTAAGTAAGAGCTGTAACAATTATAAAGATCAACGTACAAAAATTCTAGATCGTCGTAAAGAAAAGCATGCATTATATCTCGAACGTAAAGAGTCAAATGAAACGGAACTAAGCAATCTTAAGACTCAAACAGTTTCTGTAGATAAAAATAATATAAATAATGTAAAAGAGAGTATAAAAGAGTACGAAGGTAAACTAAATATTTGTGATGAAAAGATAAGTGATCTTATTGAAAATATAAGCACTAAAAAGGCAGAAGTAACTCATACAAAAACATCATATGCAAAGATTGGTACATCAGATGAAAAGTGTCCTGTTTGTCTTCGGAATATTGAAGATCATGATACGGAACATATTGAAATCGAAAGAAAGGCCCTCAAAGAAGAGATTGAGGCGATGGTTGGAGATATAAAGATTGTACAAGAAAAGTTATCTAAAGCTAAAAATATAAAGTTACGCGTTAATCAAGCTATTACTAGCAGTAACAAAGATCTATCACAGATTAAGTTAGACTTACAAGCTCAAGAAAATATTAATTTACGCATCGATCAGCTTAATAAGTGGCAAGCTGAGTTAGGTGAGGATATAAAGTCGGTAAACATTACTGAGACTGACATAGATGTAATAATAGAAAGTACGAATAAAGATTTGGAGTCTTTACAAGTTAAAGTAAAGGAACTACGTGAGCGATTAGCAACGCTAGATATCGTAAAGTATGTTGTATCAGAGGAGGGTGTTAAGTCATATATCGTTAATAAATTGTTAGAGTTACTTAACAATAAACTGCTGCAATATTTACGTAGATTAGATTCAAACTCTATCTGTATTTTTAACGAGTACTTTGAAGAAGAGATTCTTAATGAAAAAAATAAAGTTTGCTCTTACTTTAACTTCTCCGGAGCAGAAAGAAAGTCTATCGATCTAGCATGCTTGTTTACTTTTGCAGATATTAGACGGATGCAGGGCGGTGTTAAGTACAATATTGCTATATATGATGAGTTGTTTGATTCATCTTTTGATGAAAAGGGTATTGAGCTTATTACACAAATATTGCAAGACAGAGTTGAAGAGCTTGACGAATGCTCGATAGTTATATCACATAGAAAAGAATCCATTAAAGCGGTTACAGGTGAAGTCATCTGGCTTGAAAAAGAAAATGGTATTACTCACCGTATTGATTATACAGAAATTTAACCTAATTATATAAGAATGTTTAATCCATCCCCATTCCCACAATCACCATTTGTGTCGCCATTTCCACAATCACCACAAGTAAAGATAGAGAAGCCTCAACCAAGAGAAGCAGGCATGCCGAGATATCTTAATTATCTTGCAGATCTATCTGGCTGTGGGCATTGGCGTATTTTATGGCCGGAACAAGTTATAAACGCTACCGGGATTGGTATATCTCACTCTTTAACAGCTATGGTATCTGACCCTCGTTTTTATAAAGGACTCAAAGCAGTTAAATTACAGAGACAGGCTTCATCTTCACAGCTACAATTCTTAAAGTTCCTTAAGCAAATACAACAAGAGGCTGGATTTAAAATTATATATGAAGTGGACGATGTAGTATTTAAAGAAGATATACCCGACTATAATAAGTTTAAGTTCGCCTTCGATACAGAAGAGATAAGGTCTAATTGTGTGGAGATGATCAATATGGTTGATGAGGTTACGGTTACTTGTCCTTATATGCGAGACTTATATAAGAAGCGCACAGGTCAAGAAAAAATAAGTGTTGTGCCCAACTTTGTACCAGACTTTTGGATGGGTAATAAGTTTAATGGTCGTAAGGTTGTAGATTCTTTTGATAAAAATAAAAAGAAACCGCGTATATTGTATACTGGTTCTGGCGCTCATTATGATGTTGATAATAAGGTTGGTGGTAAAGATGATTTTGAGGGTGTAAGAGATTATGTACGTGCAACTGTTGATAAGTATCAATGGGTTTTTGTAGGTGCTTACCCACCGCAACTAGCTGATTTAGTAACTAGTGGAAAGATTGAATTTTATAGATGGCAAAACTTATTACAGTACCCTCAATTCATTGCTAATCTTAATGCGCAGCTAATGGTAGCACCTTTACAGAATAATAGCTTTAATAAAGCTAAATCGGATATTAAATTTATTGAAGCGTGCACCTTAGGTATACCTTGTTTGTGTCAAGATATGGAAACATATTATACCGCACCAGACAGCTTGAAGTTTAGTTCTGTACAAGAGCTTTCAGATAAAGTCGACTCAATTCTCGATTGGAAGAACCGTACAAAGTATTACAAGAACGTTTATAAATTACGAGAGATTGGTGCAAAGCGTATTCTAGAATTAGAGCCGAATATTGGCTCACATCTTGAAGCGTTAAATACGGAATTTGGGGATCCAAAAAGAAAATATATTCCGTTGTGGCAATAAGGAACTATGCTATAATAATGACGTAGATGTCATATAGAAACGTAATATACAATAACCGTGAGAGTGTAATTACTCTTTTTA